GACATCTAGTCAGGCACGAGGCCGGGGAATGCGAATGCATGGTTTCAAAGGGCACGGGCACGATGGAGTAATCTCAACAACGGCTCTTGGCACACAGTAAAACACTTACAACACTACAGCGAACTCCACCAGCCAGGGCACACACTAAGGTGTCTTCTAACCCGAGGAGTTCTTTCTAGATCGAAAGCTTCTCTTCTCTCGCAATTTTCATCGGTAGCGATATCCCGGTTGATACTTCATATTGAAGTCAATAGTCATTGGTTCTTTATCACCAAATCATGAACATTGTCGCGTACAACATTCAAACAAAACGCCCAACGGACCTCATTCTTATGAGCTCCATCTGGCCAAGCCTTATTCTTTTCTATTTAAAGGTTAAGTCATCCAATCTCTTCGTATGTAAGAGTGGCGAGAACTGAACTGTCAGATTTACATTGCTCAACTTTTCGTTGCGCAACTTGGGTAATAGTTTTGAGCTATATTTAATCACCCCTTCGCCCTGGAATGGCGGAGTCCCTATCTTTCTACATTTACATCGAGTTGCGTTTTACGCTCCTTACTCTAAATTTATAATTTACACAGCCAAGATGGACAATAAGCCATCTGCTGTAACAGTGCCACTCGCAAAGTTTGCCACCACCTTTAATGTGATGGTATCTGTTCCATTTGAGGAAAAATAACCGGTGTCATTCAAAGTTGTATCTGTGACATCCCCGGCCAACATTGCGGTATTAGGGAAGGCGCGATTTATTGTCACGCCATTCTTCTGAAGTTCCGAAGCAACAGAAGTCATCGTTGCACTATTAAACAAAATACGATAATCAAATTTGTAATTACCAACAGGGAAAACTATGCTTCCAGCAGTATTAACTGCTCCCAAAGATCCTGCTTGTACATTTGCCAAAAGCATTTGGTACAACGTTGCCGTCGTTGGGACATTTTCTGCAGCTGATGATTCATAAACCACCATCACATTATTAGCTGGTGCTCCTGCTCCAGTTTCCAAAACTGGCACTGAGAAAGTAACAGAATACTTCACTCTCAACTCACCCAGCTTTGCTGCATTTGAAGCAATGCCCACGGTAGCAACATTGAGGTTGCCAGCATCGTAAGTCTTAATATCACTTGCTCCCGGTAAACCACCCGGGCGAACATAAAGTGTCGGGTACAGCGAATGAATAATTCGCGAGTTCAACGGCATCCTCATTGCTTGATGAGGCATGCAATCAGTGTGTGGAATCGTATCTTCCATCGCCTGTTTCGTTGTTGGAGGTCCATCACTGGCATCATAATCAACCATAAATATGACCTTCCCTGTTGTACCAGCTGTTGCAAATTGCGACACTTCAGGTTTATAATAAAACTCCAATTGATTGAAGTGATATTTTTCCCACTGGGCTGCCTGTTTAGACAACCAGGGAAACAACGTTGCTTGACCAGGATTAATAGGATAAGCAACATTGCCAAAGTTTGCCCCTGTAGCGGCACTCGTAACTTCAGCAACATATTCATCTTCCACTATTGTGCATGACCGGGCAGCCAACCTTGAGGTTGCTGTCGCCCCCATCATGCCCGGTATTACTCCATCACGGAGTCTTCTTCCTGCTCTTCGTCTCGAGGTTCCATTACGGACTCTAGTTCTCGGACGGCGATTCGACGCAGCACTCTTTGGGTTCGGCCCATTAGGCGTACCATTTCGAGCTCTCCGCGTCGCTCGTCTTTTCTTTGTTTTCTGAGGGTTTCGTCCCTTGGTCTGACGACGCAAAGCCCCATTCATAGGACTTTTATCTGGCTGATTTAATCTTTCTTCTAGCTCCAGATAACTTTGGGGTCGCATTGGAATGCGTCTCCCAGTAAATAAGCGATAATAAATCGCATCTGTTTGAATTTGACACTTAGCCAAAATCCAACGTGGGTCGTCATAGAGAATAGGATCGTATTTAATTACCAACCAGTCTAACACTTCTCTACAAAATTTTCGAAAGGGTATATCTGTCCAACCAATTGTTAACATGGCTGCAGTCCTCTCAAGCGTGGTCGCGGGTGTTATGTTCTTTAAAGGCGCATATAATAACGAGTTCATCAACTTCGCTCGCGCATACAAGGGAACAGCAACACCATCCAGAAATACTGTTTGAGCTGACAGAAAATCCAGTTCTTCAGGTGTACGTGGTTCCATAGAATCCGTTGTTGTTGTTACACCTAAAGTCTTCCACGTATCAATAACGGTGTGTGCATTGAAAAATTCATGGGCTTCATCCGAAACAGTCCATGTATTGTCATCACCAACCAAGGCCTTGGCAGTTTCCTCCTCAAAAGCCTCATACGATTCCATACATTCCTTCCCCCTACTATTCCTTATCCAGGCATAAGCCATAAGACAGTACAAAATCAGGGTATTATCCGAAATCGTATTTACGGACCCCGAAGGATTTCCAGTCTTCTTGTACACTAGAACTCCCTCAGGTGTTAAGATCAATGTATTAATCAAATTCCGATATATAGTTCGCAAGCGCTTCAAATTTGCTGCTGTTTGATCCTCCGATCGCAACATCTGCCATCTAAATTCTGCGCAGCCCCACATTAAATAACAACGTAGGGATGAGTCATACTGACTCTCATCTAATGCGTAACCTTTTCCAAACTTCTTCAATTTGCGATATAGGCGGTCCCAATTTCCTTTAAGGGGACTCATACCAACTGCTGAAGCAGTTCGCAAATGAGAATCATACATCTTTTCATTCATATCAACAAACAATCGAGTTCCATGAACTGTACTATCCATTGCCATTGCGGTAAATGTACGTATCGAATTTTCATCAATCTTTTCCTGTGGACGCATCTCTTCTTTCAAAGAATTTGTACAGATGCAAGTCCAATCATCATCCGTTGCGAGTAACTCCCAATCTTGTTCCAACCAGCCCTTCAACAAAGGGTCTTTATCAAATAATTCCAATTTTGTTGGATACTGTAGATTGAAAGGTGCTCCTG